AATGTTGGCAGTCCATCCGTGTTAACGCTACAAGAAGTAGTGGATACATATACCGGCCGAAAACGCACCATCTATGAAAACGCTTTCAAGTCTTTATGTACAAAATCTGTAAACAGAGATGATGCCATTAGTGTGGCATTTGTGAAGGTAGAAAAAGGAAAACCCGGTAAGGCACCCAGGTGTATACAACCACGTGACCCACGATACAATTTGGTGGTAGGAAAGTACATCAAAGCAGTGGAACATAGGATATATAATGCCATAGCCAGGATTTTTGGAGATGGTCCGACAGTAATGAAGGGATATAACGTAGAACAAATAGGTAGAATTGTAGCTGGCAAATGGAAATCATTTGACAACCCAGTTGCGGTGCCCATTGACGCTGTCAAATTTGACATGCATTGTTCTCCGTCAGCATTGCGGTGGGAGCACTCAACATACAACAACATATTCAATTCACCTGAATTGGCCAAGCTACTGAAGTGGCAGATAGCCAACAAAGGACGAGGATATTGTAGTGATGGAAAGTTGAAATATGAGGTAGAGGGTAGAAGATTCTCGGGTGACATGAACACCGCATTAGGCAACGTATTATTAATGTGCGGCTTAGTGTGGACATATGCCCAAGAAAGGCGAGTATCCATTAAACTCATAAACAACGGTGACGATTGTGTCATCTTCTGCGAACAACGCGATCTGACTAATCTAATGGCTGGGTTCGACAACTGGTTCGTGGAATTTGGATTCAGAATGACAGTGGAAACACCAGTCAAAGAATTAGAACAGATTGAATTCTGTCAAATGCACCCCGTCGAAACACCAAATGGTTACACCATGGTACGAAATATCAGAACAGCTCTCGCCAAGGACACTATGACAGTATTGCCAGTGAACAACGAAAACTCTGCAAGAGTTTGGTTCAAGGCAATTGGTCAGTGTGGACTTAGCTTGACAAGCGGTATTCCCATGATGCAATCATTCTATCACATGTATGACAAACAGTCAAACAAGCAGACGAAGGTGGATGAGCATGGAGCCATGCAGACTGGTATGGCCATGCTGGCACGGAACATGAAGCATAAATATGCTGAACCCACCACCGCATCGAGATATTCTTTTTGGTTAGCATTTGGATTCACACCAGATGAGCAGAGAGCCTATGAGAATAAGTTTGAAAACTACCAAATTGATTATAGCAAAATTGTGCCGGCTGATTATAATACAGTCACACATTTCGAATTATAATCAACAAGTTTCAGTTTACAGGATACCCAAATCCAATAACATTAAATGTCAGTTAAATATCACGGTAAATATTGTGGACCAGGATGGTCAGCTGGTAAATATCAGCAAAGCGTTAAGAGCAAAGTACCACCAATCGATGACTTCGATGCAACATGCAAGGAGCATGATGGTGCTTACGCACACCCTACAAACAGCAAAGCAAGAAATGCGGCTGATGACAAGTTCTTTAGG